CGTCTACATAACTTGCAACATTTCCCCAACAGGTATTAATTTTTACATTATAGTTATAGTTTTCTTTATCTAATTGAACCAAATCTAATCCTGGAATCGCCACGTAACCTAGTCCCACTGAAGCATTGCTTATTGTTACATTAGTAGAATAAACAACGTTGGCGTTTGCAAATACGTAATCATCGACAATATTAAAAACAAGAGTATGCCCTGTGATATCAATGGGTTTTTGATCAGCATTTTGCACTGCTATTTTTACAATATTGGTAATTCCTTTGTATATTTTAATCGGTCTTGTGTACACAACTCTATTCCTTTGCGAAATGCTAACTGGAATCAAACAAGTAGAATCAATATCAAATTGAATAGTGACTGTATTGTCGTAGTAGTAGCTTATAATGGTTTGCATCACATATTTAGCTGATTTTCATAATCGAAACCGAGCTATTATCAAACCATAAATATCATTGTGGAAATAGATCACCAAAAATTATTAGACCAATATCCCTTTCTTAGTTTTTTAACTTATGGGGGAAATGAATACATCGGAATTATCCAAAACTTGGATGATGTTATCACCAGTATCTACGATTTTGGAATTTTACGAACCCCCGAACAAAAACGTTTGTATTTAGAGTTAGGGGAAGTATGGTGGTGGGAAAGTAATCGTATGGTGCCGATTAATATTTTTTTAAAAGTAGATTGGTTTCAATTTAGGCCTACCCTAAAAACATTCAATAGTAAAGATGTAGAACTAAAGTATGGGCCGGCACTAAGCCTCAAAGAATCGGCACAAAAACGCTCTAAACGAAGAAGTATTACTCTTGTTCGACGAGTCGTTTAATATTATCTTCTGCACTAGTTAATAAATTCATATGCACTACTACTAGATGTGCATAAGCTACAGCATGTGATTTTTTAAAAAAATAACTATCATCATCGGGCTTTTGCCATACAGTATTAGCAACTTGTTCCCATGGTTGACCTATTAGGTGCCTTTTTGCCGGGCGAATTACACTAAGAAACATAGCCATACGAGGGATGCTGTTAACTGCTTCGGGCATCTTAATTAGTGTGTCATAATGATTGCCGATATGAATTAACTGCGTACAGAATTCTTTGTCATAAAGTTTCCCCCAGTCTGGTTCTTTATTCATTAATTCTAATAGATGTTGTTCATCTTTGACCTGCTGATATAAACTTACATTCAGAAAGTCTAGTTTTAAATAACCTCTATCCTCTGCTGTGTGAAATTCTAAATTAGAAAAACCTGTAAACGGATCCACTGGGATTTCTGTAAAATATACCCCTGTGTTGTGTTTAGTTAATTTGTTATCCCGATTCATGCTAGCAGGAGTGTGTTTAATCAATGATAGAATTTGTTCTCTATTTCCAAAATCTATATCAATATCACTATTAAATTTCATTGAATTGCCTTCCATTTTAGTGCAAACAAGGATGCATAGTTTTCTACATGATCTTCAAAATAAAATACTGTAACATTTTCATCAGGTTTAAACTGCCAACTATAATCATGTCCTATGTTTAACCCAAGTTCTTTACACCAATGATTTAAAGATATAGATCTGTTAGTGCTATGATAACGATCAGTGTTTTCCCAGGAAATTTCTACTCTAGTCATAAGCCTGCGCCAGACAATATACTTTTAACCCACTCTGCATCTGCTGCATAATCTTTAAATTTTTTCTGCCAGAAGTCGGGGTCAATCCACGACATTATAATTTCAAGTTGTTCTTCCTGAAGATTGCCTAACCATTCTATTCCACTATTACAGTTATAAAGTATCCACGGACTTATTCTGCCATTGGCGATATGATGCACTATTCTGTTTTTGGAACCAAACTTAAAATAATTAGCAAAATTATTTTGCAAAATACTGTCGTTGTCTGCATAAACCTGCATTTCGTTTAGTGCCCGCTCAATGGCATCTTGAACATTTTCTTTTTTTAAATATTGATGCAACCATTCTAGGTACAGTGTATCTTTACACCAATGATCCAATTTTTTATTATTTTTTATTAACCAATCAGTTAGACTACTGGTGTTTACTGCTCTAATAGATATCAAGTACCTTCCATATTTTACAAATGCCAGGTAATATGGTGAAGATACAAAATCTTCGTAAGTTTTTAACTTTGCACTACCCTGCGTAATCTCGTAGAATCTCAAATAAGATTTAAATCCTATTTGTACCCCGGTTTCATTTTGTTGTTGCCATCTACGTTTTGATTCACACATATGTGCGATCAAAGTACTTTCTTTGAGGTACGATTTATTGCAGTATTTGCAAACAAAACTCACCCTAGTTCCTTTTTAATGTCAGAGTCGATCATACCTAAATTTTTAGCTAATTCTTTAATTTCTTTTTCTGTGTTTATTTCGGCTAATAATTCGATTTCGTCTGTTTTCAATGTAGGATAAATTTTAGTTAAAAATTTAATCACTTTTGTATTACTACCTTCTTTTTTCTTAGGACTTAACCAATAGTGGCGTTGCTTGCCCATACCTGGGCTAACAGACGTACAAGACAACCACTGTAACTTAGGATGCTTGTTGAAATCGAAGAAATTTATGTTGACTCTTTCGTTACTGGCCAGTAAATACCAAGCTTGTAAGTCTGCACTGCCTTCTACATTGGCACTGTACTTCATCATAAGGTATGTGCTGAATTTCTTACGTTCTTCCTCAGTAAGTTCATCATAAAACTCTCGATTTTTCATGTCGAGTTGAGCCATTTCATTATTGATACTTAATTTGTCTGTCATACCGGATGATGCTGTATTTCTACAGTATTTCCCTTCATTAAAAGATAAAATATTTTAACACGTTCTAGCTCTGATTGCAAAGCAGGATTAAATCTACTTTGCTCGACTATTTCTTTCCACAAATCCCATTCAATTTGATCGTGCTCGACTCTGTCAGACGTTCTACCTATTTCAATCCTGTCTGTAGATTGAAATTCTCTGGCGTAAATGATACCGTCTACTTGCTCATATATGTAGGTAGCGCCGGGTTTAAGTCTGCTCATTTTTTAAAACAGATTTGTAATCATATCCATATTGACTATGACTCCACCGCATAAATCTATGCAATGCTTCTTTGTCATCGGGATAACTTTCTAAATAAATTCTGATTAATCGGTTAAAAACATGAAACATTTCGGGTTCTGTATATTTGGTCATATTTACCATACCTTAGTGTAGTTTACTACTTCGCTTTGTCTGCTAATATCTTTAACAAAGTAAACACATAACGGTTTATCTTTATTTGTTTCTAATGGTACTGCTAACATTTGTCCAGGCTTCAACTTAGGAAAATACCACTTAACATCTTGGTATATGTCTACTACTTCAACTGGAAAAAATTCTGGTTTAAAACTAGCCATTGGATTAAAAGCAAATGCGCTAAATCCACGATCATTAATACTGGTAAGCGGCACAACTTCTAAATCTCCCAAGTCGGGTTCGCCGATTAATAATTGCCAATCGATGGGCATCTTAATAATACTACTGCCTATTTTAAGAACCAATGCCGGACTATTAAAACTTTCTAAAAAGATAAGAGGTATAAAAAAATAATCGGGTTCCTTAGGGTCGGAGTTGTCTAGTACACAGAATCTAATGTCATCAACTTCCTCGGGTATTTCATTCAGCTCGTAGCTGGTATTTTCTAATGTTAGTAGTCTCATGTTTATATATTAAGTTCTTTTATTAAAATTTGCAATCTGTCAGAGAACAATTTTTGAGTTTTTAATGTGGTATGATAACCAGGATCAAAATTATTGTCTTCATGAATTCTATTATAAAACAAACAAGTCTGATTATCAATTATATTTTTTTGATCGGCAATTTGATACAAATTTGAATCAATATCGATGTTCTTGTCCCATAATAATTGGGGCTGAATAATAAATGGTATGTTTTTTAATTTTAATTGATGTATACCATCTCTGATGATCCAACGATCTATTTGTTTTTTTACAGTCGAAGAATATAAATGTTTAACATAATCTTCCACTCCCGGAATTTTTTTATCCACGAAATCCCACAGTGGTGATGAACGCAAATATTTGTTGTTTCCATCGGGGGTATAATCATTTACATCGTCATAACTAATTCTGTCTGGTTCATCAACAAACTTATTAGGAATTTCAATTCTATCCGGAGAAGATGGAGTGATTATAACCAGATCGGCATTCAATTCTATAGCTTTATCTATTTGCAATCTGATAATTAAATTGGATGAGCCAGGGATTGCTAGATTATATAATTTTAGTTGTAGTTCATTTGTTAATAATTCACTCCAATGGGTGCTTTTGTAGTCCTTGTGTC